AAATAAGATGAAAATCTAATGGTATTTTATTTTTCATGCTGTCTTTTTTAAAACTTTTTGGAAGAATAAATGAAAATGTATCACAAAATTGACAAGATTTTTTTATAAATTTAAATGTTAAAGACGATTGTTTTCCAAATGGCGGATTACCAATTATATGGATTTTATTTTGATCTCTAAATTGTTCTATATCTAAGTCCAAATAATCTTGAACTATTATCTCATCATGTTCAGGTATAATATCATAAAACCTATAATTGTTTGATAAAGTTTTGATTTGATTGATAAAAGATCCATTACCTGCAGATGGCTCTATTATTAAATCATTGTTTGATATATTTAATACTGTTCTAAGATGTGTAATACAAAATGTAACAGCATTATTATTAGTATAAAATTTATCAATATAATTGCGTCTTAAACCTGAATTTTGTGTATTTGAATTCATAATATAATTTATATAAAATATAAATCAATATTATTTTATATAATAAATATATAACAATGGATAAAACTCAACCTCCATCTTATGAATCACTATATGGAAAACCAATTAAAAACACAAATAATAATGTAAGTCAACAACCAACTCAAATATATTATTCATATCCATCATATATTCAACCATATACATATAAAAAAAAATATAATAATGAGGACAATGGTTTAATATGTTGCAGACTATTATAAAAAAAAATATTAATATAGTAATATAATAAAAATGGATATCTTAGACAATCCAGATAATTTAAATAGTTTGGTAAAAAAAAACGAACCTTCAGATGATAATTATAATATATTTATATCAAAATATAAATCATTACCGAAAGACCTAATACAAAAACAATGGTACGACACTTCAAAATATGATGAGAAACATGATGGTTCAAAAAAGATAGTAGTAAATAGTTTATTTTATAGTGCATTTACAAAATTCAATGAGAAAATTGGAGAAATAAATGAAATTTTGACGAATGATTTAAAATTATTAAAAAAATTAACATTGGTTGAGTCATTATTAATAATCATGTTTGAGAACATAAATTATGGAAATCAATTTTTTTTATTTGTGTATTCATTTCATGTATATTTAAATAAGAACAAGTGTGATTTAGACAAGATAGACAGATTATATGATAGATTTTTTGATAATTATATTGATATATTTATAAACATTATTGGTTCAGAACGAGACAATTTAATTAATAATTCAGAATATTTATTTGCTCGTAATGAATTATATTATTTATTTTTCAGGTTATTTTTTGATGATAAGTATCAGATTGAAAGAAAAATTATTCAATATATAAAATCATATGATATCATGCAGTTGTATGTATTGTTAAATTTATTATTTGACAACAATGATACAAATTTTTCGTATTATTATGAGAAATATATTTTTGATATAGAAGACGATATTGAAGAATATTTAAAAGATAATAAAATAATATAAAATAATATATAATAATATTATTTTATAAGATGAATAAATTATTTAAAAAAATTAATCCAATCAGTAAATTCAGTACTTATACATTATCAAATAGATTAAATAGACCATTTATAAATACAGTTGTATTTGACATATATGAAACTATTGTATTTCCAAAAAAGGGACTTAGACCTGCTCCGGTTCAAGCATTTATAGATACATTTCATTATTATGGTTATGACATTTCATCATTGAAAAATAATATTAATGATGGATTTATATCGATAATAAACAAACATATGGGAAAATCGAAGAAGGTTCATTTAGAGTCAATATTATTAGAACCATATATGAGAGAATTTAATATTGAATTAGTTCATAAACATAATATTTCAATAGACGAGATGTATAAAACATTTAATAAAATACAGAATGAAATATTATCAAATCCTGATTTTGTACAATTACATCCAAAATATTTTGAGATTGAAGAAAAAATTAGAAATTTAGGTGTTGTAAATATTTGTTTTACAACTGGATTTAATGGACTACAAACATCAATTGTATTCAACAATATTCAACCTATTCGTTTTAACAAAATTATTACTACTGACACAGTAATAAATCCAAGACCAAATCCAGAAGGTATGTATAAAATCATGGAAAAATGTGATGTTTATGATTTTAATGTTTTAAAGATTGGTGATACATTGGCGGATATTGCAGAAGGAAATAATGCCGGTACAATTTCGGTGGGTGTAACATCTGGTTCAGTTTCTAGAGAACAATTTGAAGAAGCCGGTGCTGACTATGTAATAAATGATTTATCATATTTGTCAGGTTTAATAATGCATATAAATAAAGTAAATAATATAAATCATAAATCATAAATTATAAATTATATATTACAAAAAAAAATATATAATATAATAATATAATATATGTCAAAAGTTATAATTATTTCTGTTGTTTCTGGTATTTTGGTTTTAACGGTTGTTGCTGCAACTGCATTATATCTTCGAAAAGCAAAAAGAGAAACTTCATCAGAAGTTCCAACCAAACCGCCTTGTAAATTATCTTGTTTAAATGGTGGAACATTAGATCTTGATAATTGTAAATGTAATTGTCCTCCAGATTATGATCAACCTGATTGTAAAAATGTAACAATTAACAGTCCAACATTTTTTAAGGATTCATCTAATTGTTCCAAAGTACCAGGATATATTTGGAATGGATATAATTGTGTTAAAACATCTTTAACTTGTAACATTAAAACAGTTGATGGATCACAACCTAAATGTGCTAATGGTGAAAATAACTTCTGGTATGTTAAAGCTGGTGGTATTCGTGATGATTGGTCAGGACCAAAAGATCCAAGAGGTAAAACTGATGCAATGTGCGCCACTGCTCGTGAAACAGGACAATATAAAGTAGGAGATCCAACACCTTGGGGAGCAGCTCCTTGTATGTTTGGATGGTCCAAAGATAAATGTAATGAAGTATTAACAGCAAATGGATGTGCTGTACCTGTTTAAAATAAATATTTATTTTAAAAATTATAAATAAAAGAAAATATTTTTAATATGATTTAATCATTCAATATCTTATATTGAGCTCTGTGTCTCAATCTTAAACGATAACCTTTTGATTTGTCATTTGATTTATGTTTATTAGTTTTTTTAAACATATTTTTTTCAATTAAATTTTTATTATCTAATGTTTCATTATTATTATCATTCACTATGATTGGTATCGTCATTATATTAAATAATGTAATCATTGATCCACCACGAAGGCGCAATACTACAAATAATGTACTATCGGCTTGAATATTATAACTTTCAAGAGTATCAGCATCATTAAGTTGTCGGCCTCCAAAAATTAATCGTTGCTCTTCAGCAGGAACGCCTTCAATACTATGAAATTTTTCTTTAATAGATAGAATTGTATCAGTTAGTTCGCAATTAATGGTAATAGTCTTACCTGTAAGAGATTTAACAAAGATATCAACTGGCATTATATATATATACTATTATTATTACTACTAAACCTAGACAATAAAAAAATCAATTTTTTTTAACCACATATATGACATTTTGATCTATTAGATACAACAAACATATATATTGTGCTTCCATCTGTAATATTTAATTCATCTAATGTAGCATCATTATTATATAATAATTTTCCAGCAAATGTTAATCTTAAAATATCGCTATAATCTGTATTATATCTATCAATACACAAATTAAAAAATCTGTCTTTTAATGTTTTAATTGTATCGGACAATTCAAATTCCATTACAATTGTTTTATTCGCAATTTTAGAAAAAAAGATGTTAATCGTCATATATATATATAATTATATATATATAGTAATATATGCTAGATATTTTTTTATCAATTTTTTTTATATTGGGCAATCTATATGTTATCATTGACGATGTTTCACATCGTCAATGATAACATATAGATTGCCCAATATAAAAAAAATTAATTTAGTTAATTTTGATCTGATAATAATTTATATAAAAATAATATAATAGATGTTTCACATCTATTATATTATTTTTATATAAATTATTTATCAAGATAAAATCAACCTCAATCAATTTTTTTTATGATTGTAACATAATGAAGTTATATATAGTAATACTGATATTGCTAACAATATATATATTATATAAATATTGTAGATTAAATACAATAGAAAAATATACAGACGCTCATATTAAATTATCTCATCAAAAAAAGAGAGAACTTGTACAATGTATGAAAAAATTTAGTGATTTATGTAATGATAATAATTTATATTATATCATTGCATTTGGTACTTTATTAGGCAGTGTTCGTCATAAAGGACTAATACCATGGGACGATGATATAGACCTTATTATGTATTTTGATGACATGAATAAAATAAAAAAATTGTTAGATGATTTTTCAAATAGATATGGATATAAAATATTTCATGAATGGAAACTGAGTCGTATTTATATTGATGATGAAATATTTATTGATATATTTTTTGTCCAAAACAAAAACAATAATGTTGTTAGATGTGGTCTTAATAAACCACAAATCCAAATAGGTGGAATAAATAATATTAATAAATGTATAGAACTAGACAAGAGTGAGGATTGGTGGCACAAATGGTTTAATTTTTCTTTTGATTATATTAAAGATCGTGAATTATTTGAATTTGAAGGAGAAAATTTTTATGGTCCCACAAAATGGAATGAATTATTAACATATTGGTATGGACCAAATTATATGCATGAATGTAAAACTCATTATCTTAAAAACCATAATGAAATTATAAAACAAGAAAATATTAAATGTTATTATGAAAATTCATTTAATTAATTTCATCTATTAGAAAATAGAGTGTTAAAGATGTATATATGAAGAAAACAAATGAATATAATATGATATAATTATGTGATGAATAATACTAAATAGTATTATTGTTATATTGATGAAAGCATCAATATAATTATACATATATAATATTTTTTATAAATAAATTTATTTTTTTTAGATATTTACCATATCACACTTTTTAACTGTACTTATTATGTCTCCTACTGTTGACTTATACAATTCTGACGCTTCTTCCAAATCATTTTCAGTTAATGGACTATTATTAAATATTTCATATAGTCGTTGCCATAATAGATGGATTACCGTCTTAATTAAACATTTAACTATTGTTGAATCACCTTGTAAATAATCTTTATTTAAATCATTGATACAAAGATTATTATCTACAATTAGAACAATATCATGTAATCTTTCATCATATAGATCATTTTTAAAATTTTTATATCTTTCATCATATACACATATTTCAGATAAAATATTATAACAATAATTTATTCCTTCAATTGTTTTTTTATCGTCTTTAAAGATTGTTATAAAATCCTTATTAACAAATGTTAAAATTTCAAAAACTTCATTGATTGGAATCAATGGATGTGATAGAGACATTATTATGTCTTTCAAAATTAAATTAATAGAACCAATATCCATATTGTATTATATAATATATTTAATAATTTAAATAGATTATAAAATAATTTTATCAATTTTTTTTATATAGATTGACTTATATAAATTATTTATCAAGATCAAAATCAACCCCAATCAATTTTTTTTAGCAACTAGTGGTTGAACTATATGATAGAATATGAAGAAGCCAAAACTACCAACAACCATATGATAAAAAAAGTCAGTTAAACTTAATTTATTTTTATTGTAGATGAGATACAAAAATATGATTGTAGTAAAATCAACAACTGATTGTTTATAAATGTCGTGTTTAAGAGGACTTAATGTTTCATTAGATGGATGATATTTATCTACTAAATAATGTATCAAATTTATAATTAATACGATTACTATAATTATGCCTATATTATGTATTTCCATTACTATTTAATTATAAAATAATTTAACAGATTGCTCAATATAAAAAAATTGATTAAATGAATTTAGCTCTGCGGCTTGCCGCTGACGCTTTAGCCGCCGTGTAAAAGTGAATTTGCTCACCAGAGGCTCTCCGCTGAGGCTCGCCTCAGCCGCGTGTGATTAATAATATTTAATATTTTTAAATATATTATGTGAAACATTTTACTTTTGGGTGAGAAACATCCAAAAGTAATAAGTCAATAGAATAGCATATAAAAAAATTGATAATTTTAATTTATATATATACTAATAAAATAAAATATAGTATATATAAGATGAATTTACTGCCTCCACTCATTCAAATTTTTGGTTCTCCAAGATATGATTTGCCTGCTTGTCAAATTAATATAGACAGCATTAATTGGTCCAAATATAAGACTAAATTAAATTTAACAGACAAAGAAACAGAAAAATTATATAAATTAGTAAAAGCCAAATTATTGGTTAATGTAAAAGAAATAGAAGGGAAAAATGGTATATTATTAAAATTTTCAAAAAAAATAGACGATAAATCATTTAATGATTTAATGAGAGAATTTATCAATGACTTTAAAATGTGTCCTAAATGCACCACACCAGAATTATCTGATGGTTCATGCAATGCTTGTGGTAATAAAACAGATGTTTATAAAGAAGATAAATCTAAAGATATAAATGTTACTGAAAAAAATAAATTGCTTTCTAAAGCCGAAAAACAATTATTGAAAGAAGAAAAAGCACAATTAGAAAAAGAAGAAAAGGAAAAGAAAAAACCAAATCGAAGAAAAAATAAGGAATATGTAGAACTAGATGATACGCCTACTAAAGATTAATTAATCTAAATAAATAAATAAATTGTTTAATTTTTTTTATAAATTATAAAATATTATCAATAAATATAATTTATTTAATCAATTGACCATATTTAGATATGAAAATAAATTAGTTTAGTTTTTTAAATTTTTATGTTAGTACAAAAATAATATATATATATATATATATATATATTATGTCAAATCGATACATAAATAAAAAAGCTAGAAAGGATATTTATTCTAATTCTGGAGCTGTTGCAACTGCAAATTTTGTTGATAGTACAAATAGTTTAGAATCTCTTGTAAATAATCCAGTTTCTGGAAGCATATTGGTCGTTCCAGATATTACTAATAATGATTGCTATAATTATTATGATAACTTTACTGTTTTAGGAAAAGAAGCAGTAGGTGATGCTGTTTTAAAAGTGTCATATGCAAAATCACATCCCGTAGCTGCTCCAACGAGTGGTAGTGGATATCAAATATATTTTAACAATAGCTCTCAACAAATATTGTATTATAATGGAAGTATAGTTCCTAATGCAAGCATATTAATTTTAGAAGTTAGTGGATCGTCAAATAATCTAATCACTCTAAATAGTTACTATTATACAAATGGATCTGGGCGTTTAGATCGTGATGGTCCTCTCGTCGATCATGAATATATTTTTAATGATAATGATGAAAAATATTATTGGGTAGAAAATGGAAACAAATTAAATGTATTTGTTGCTGGAAAAATATATATTGATAATGATGGATTTGGCACTGTTGGCAGTGGTATTACTGCTTTAACTTATCCAGTATCTGGTATTGCTGGGTATGTCAAGACAAACGATGGCGGCGTTAACGAAGATCCTGTTACTTTTACTAGTAATGGTACAGCAGGAGCAACTGGTGGTCTTGAATTAGGCAATAAGTTGCGTCTCCCAACCGGATCAAAATATTTGGATAGTGATTATCTTGCAGTGGGTCAAGATTTTGAATTATCTTATGTATCAACACCATTTAAACTTTTCTTTGATAAAACGACAAATAAAAGACTAGGTGGTGGGTTAGTTAAGTTTGATATAGCTAATTTTTGGGTAGGATTATAAATAAAATAATTTAATTTATGCAAATAAAATATTATAGATAAATTAGTTTAGTTGATAAAAATTTATATTTATATGAAAAAAAAATATATATATTAAATATATATATATATTATGTCAAATCGATACATTAACAAAGCGGTTAGAAAGGATATTTATTCTAATTCTGGAGCTATTTTTACTTATAATTATGTTGATAAGTCTAACTTAGAACTATTAAATATAAATCCAGAAACAAAGACAATTGAATTGTCCAGTTCTTATTCTAATAATGTTTCTGGTATACTTTTACCTATTCCAATCATTTCATGGAACAATATTATTATAGCGGAGTGGGATAATGGCTCTTTTGTTGATGAAGGTTGCAGAGTTTTATGGAGCGGATCAAGCACAGATGCTATAAAAAATGTTGTTTATCTTGGAACTTTTGCATCACATCCAACTAGTGGAAATACAGGCGGATTTTATATTTGGAGAAATTCATCTTATGGTAATACATTAAAATTGTATTATGATGGTGATAAATATAATAATGAAAATGTTGTTATTTTATCTGTATTAAATGGTTCATCTGAATCACTTCCAGAAGAATTATACGCTGATGCATATACTACTTCAAATAGTTGGGCTACTTTGCAACATTTAGAAGTAGATTTAAAAGCACCATATGATATCGAATCAAATCCGGGCAGTGCATTTGCACCATACTTTTACAATTATAGTGATGAATTATATTATTACTTTGATGTTAATGGAAACTTAAAATTATTGGCAGATAAAATAATGTACATTGATAGTCGTGGATTTAAATTATTAGGAAATGCTAAATATCCATTATTTGGTGGAATAAATTTAACTGCAAGTGTTGCTATTAATGGACAAGATGGAGATGCTTTTAGTGGATATACAAAATCTGTAGATTTTGAAACTGGTGCATCAGGACCAACTTCTACAAGCCTAAATCTTGACCTTAGTACAAATACCAATACAACAAGTACATCATTTTTCAATGGTTTTGCTTCAACAAATAATTTTAATAGCTTTAATGGTGTTAGTGGTGGATCAGGTGGAACAGGTGGAACTGGAGGTTATGATTATGGTCTTCAATTGACAAATGGTACTGTTATTTCTAATACTTGGGTCATACAAAATTGGGCTGTTGCTGTAGGTCAGTCTTTCAATAATCCTTTTACAAACGGATCATTCCCAGTAACAACAGCAATACCATTATTATATTTCAATATCGATAAACCACCTATTATTCCAATCGAAACATTACCTCCTAATGGTGGTCTATTTAAATATTGTCCTATAAACAATATCTATTCTATTCTATAAAAAAAATAATTAAATTAATTTAATCCAATAATTCAGATGCATAAATTTCTTCAAAATCAAATTCACATAATAGTTCCATCAAATTATTTCTGTATGGTTCATAAAAATTATCATTACTACATTTTAAACACATATTTACATATATGTTTTTAAGATTTTTTATAACATCATATTTTTTTATTTCTAAAAATAATTTTTTATCTTCAGAATTTTCAATATATTCATCTACAAATTTATCATACAATGTTGATCTATTAAGAACTAATAGAACAAGACCTTTGTGATATTCTGTTTTTATTTTTTCGTCATATTTATTTAAATCAATATCTAATAAAAAGTCAAATAACTCATCACGAAGTAAATATTCAATAGCTATTGTTACAAAATCAATATCATCTGTCAGATTAATATGTTTGTCAATAAATTCTGGCATATGATCTACAATCTTTAAAAAATTACAATTATTGGTTAAAATATCATGAATAATTTTCACTCTATTGATACAATCCTCTTTGTCATATTGATCTTGTGAATTATAATATTTATAATATTTGTCCATGTAAGAGTCTAATAATTGTAACAATTCATTTGCATCATAAGTATTAAGATCCATATATAATATATAATTAATTATAATCTTAGACCATTTTTAATAAAATAATTATCAATTTTTTTTATGGGGTTATGCGAGAAGTGCGAAAAAAACGAAGTTTTTTTACACTTCTCGCTCAGCCCCATAAAAAAAAATTGAAATTATAATTTTAAATATAGAGCAATAATATAAAATATAGTATATATAATGTCTACTGCAAACTCAGCCCAACAAGCCTTTTACAATAATAAGAATAATAAGACTGGTCCATCCAGTGCTGCAAAAAATAGACGAGGTGGAAAACATCGTCAAAGAGAGAACAAGATAGAGATCGTAGAATTTGATATAAATTCTTGTTTTTTAGGTTCAATAGAGAAGAAATTTAGTGAATGGAATGCGATTGTTAAAAATCTTAAGGATGATACATTAGTTAATTGTAAAGCGAGAGGATTTAAGATGAAATTCATAAGTGAAAAGACGCCAGTAGTATTTGCATTGAGTGGAGCCAAAAATGGTGAAATACTTTGTTATTATACTCTTGATAATTTGAGAGAATTATGCGATCACTTTGGTATAAATTATGATAAAGCATCTAAAGAATGTTGTATTCAAACATCTCACGATGTAGTTGAAGATCAAATTGAAGAAGTAGTTATTGCTTCAAAAGCTAAAGACAAGAAAGAAAAGAAAGATTCTGGTTCATCAAGTGATAGTTTAGAACCAAATCCTAATCATCAAGTTAAAGAGGAAGAGGAAGAGGAAGAAGAAGAAACTTTATCTGAAGAACAACTTGAGAAATTAAAAAATACTTCAATAGATTACAATATAGCGGATAAAGGAATGCGAGGTGCAAATAAAAAGATGCAAACCAATAAACGAAATTTTGATCGAAAAAAGAAATTTACAGGTGTAGGTTTTAGATATGATTAAATGACATTTATTAATTAATTAATTAATTTTTTTTATTATAAATAAAAAAACAATAAATAATATATTTTACTATTTAATATGTATAAAACAAACACTAATAACAATAATAAAAAAATTGTAGAGCATAAATTAGACAAAGACATAACAATGAAAAATTTATTTTATTATTATAGAAAAAAATTAACACATTCAAGAGGATTTTATTCTGATAATAATATAATATGTGATAAACAAAATAAAATTGGAATAATGTGGAATTTCCGTGCTGCTTGTACCATTACATTGACAACATTTTTTTATTTTTTAAATGTAATTGATAAATATAAAACAGACTATATACATAACACTTATCGTGGATTTAAATTACATGCAGAACATGAACCATTACAATATATACAAGATGAAAAATATGATATTGTTAAAGTAATTATTAATCCATTTCAGCGTGCAGTCTCTTCATATTTATTACATAAAG